TAGAAGTAAAGCACACGCGGCTTTGTAATTCCCTAGCCATGTCGAGAATATTCTCTGTACCCGTGATATTGGTGGCGATTGCCTCATGAGGATTATCCTCTAACTGTGGAGCGCATTTGAGAGCTGCCAAGTGGAAAATGCAGTCGTAGCCCTCCCACACTTGGCCCATGGCCGCCCTGTACAGGCTATCTTTGTTGCGGATATCGGCGAGCTTTAGTTTTACCCTGTGATCTTGAACCATAAAGCTATTTTGCTTTTGTTCGTCCCGACTGATACCCACTATCTCAATATCGTCCTCATATGTTTCGAGGAGGTATTTTGTTAGTTGAGTCCCGAGGGTTCCCGTTATGCCAGTGATTAATACTCGGTTACTTGGCTGCATTAAAGCTCCTAAGTAGCGTACCCTCAACCGGAGCCCTCGTCACTATCACCATGCCTTTACCGTATGCCGTCATATCATGCAAAAACTCATCTAGCTCAACACTCGGCGGTCTCTCAGCAACCTCGGCATTAGCTTTTTTTTCGTCCTCAAGTTGTTTGCTTAATTCTTTGACAGATAGGTATAGGTGAATAGATATGGTAGCAAGTACAACACACCCGATTGCTAGTAGCTCTAATAACATCATAATTCTAAATCTCTATAACATTTGTGAGGATATCCTAGCGCAAACTCTTGCACTCCTCAACCAAGTCTTTTAAATCCCCAACATAGTTTCTAATCTTGCCCCAATCCTCCGGGCTTACCATTAGATAATTGTTGGCCTGTTCTACTGTCATGTCGTATTTCCGCTCATTGTCGACAAATCCCTGACAGATAACTTGGAATCTCGTGTAGTCGAGTAGGCACAAATCAAAGTCCGGTACGGGAGGGACGAGAGAACACGCGGTCAGTAGTGGAATTGCTAAAAATCTCATTTTAGAAACCTCCTCTCACTATCTTGTCGAGAGCCTCTCGTTTTTCCTCTTCCGTCTCGGCTTTAGTCAGCTCGGCTATTAGCCCGTCAGTAATGGCCCGCCTCTCTTTCTTGTTATCCTCTAACCGCTTATACATTTTCATTTTGTCGTAGGCCCAATCTAAAAAGTAGCTCACGACTAGCTTAAGAGCCCAAGCGAGAGGGGCAGGAATATTCATTACTCGGCAACCTCCGCCGGGGCTTCCACTTCGTCGACCGTTTCCTCGGCTGCCAGAAGCATTCCGATGATAGGAGCTGCAATGGCATCATCAACCGCGTTCTCTGTGGAGGCTACAATTGCCTTGATAACTTCCACCGCTTTTACCACTAGCTTTACCTCGGCACTTCCAAGGTCATGCTTGTATCCTGCGCCGATAACTACGTCACCTTTAGCAACCTCGATTGCAACTGGCCCTAGATCAAAATCTGCCATTACTTTTTCTCCTTCAAAAATTGTTTGATGATGATATCGAGCTGGCCCTCTATTTTAGAAAGCCTCTCATCAATTTTGATAAAATCTCGCCTAATTTCTTTTATCTCCACAACCTCACGTTGTACGGCTTTAACGTCGCTGTGGGTTTCACTGAGCCAAATAATTCCACCCGCCAGCAAAGAAGCCACGCCGAAAGAAAGGGAGCTTTTTGTGGTTAATGTGGTCATTTATTTTCCTATAAACATTTATTAAACCACTGCGCCTACTGCGGTAATTGATCCACCTAAGCAAGTGATCCTTACCGATTGAGTTCCCGCACTGACGTTACTAACAGTAATAACGTGATTGTTGGCACTCTTCGTTATTGTAAAACCGGAGGGTACCGCTCCATTTAATGCTGAAATGGTAGCCGTATCGTAACCTGTAGCGAATATTCCATGCTTACCAGCCCCCGTATCAAGTAAAAATAATTTTGCACTATTAACCGTTGTAAATGTAAAGGATTCCCCGTTATTCATGGTTGTAGTTGAACCAGGTTCAACCGACGTCACATATTGCCGGGTAGTATCAGGAACACCCTTGAAGCTAGACGCTTGGAGGCTACCGGAACAAGTTATGGCCTGACTGCTATCTATAGAAACAGCTACCGTACCACCTGTTGAAAAATTAAGTTGGTCGGCTCCTTCACTGTACATACCAGTGTCGGTATCGCCTGAGAAACTATATGGTGGGTCGCCCTCGTCATAATTCGTTGCGTCATTTACAGGAGCCAAAACGTGTTTTTGTGGTTCTACATCTTGGCCACTGGTTAAGCCTAAAGCTTTAACGCCTCCGGTAGCAAAATCGAGCGCATTTGCGCCACTAGAATAAATTCCGGTATCGGTATCTGCATGGAAGGAAAAGGATGGATCTCCCACCGCGTTAATAGATGCTAAAAAGTTATCCACATAGGCGGCTTGCCATATTTGAGTAGCGTCTCCTAAATCGTATGTGCTAGCTGTTTTAGGATCGAAATCACTAGCAACTCTGCCCGTAAAAGTGAGGTCGTCACCCGTCGCATTGCCGAGAGTCACCGCGCCGTTAAACGAGGCCGCCCCTGCCACTGTGAGCGCGCTAATGCTCAAATCCTTCGAGCCGTCTGAGACGCCGTTAAGGATATCGTTAAAATTCTGCATCACCTCATCGGCATCAGCCGTAGTGGAGTTCGCTAGTGTGTAAGTATAACTTGGTGCTGCCATAATTTATCTTCCTTCCCTAATACGTCTTTGAATAGCCGTTTCTCTTTGTTCTCTTTCTTGAACACTCCAAACTTGAGCCGCCTTTGCTGCCGCGTCAATAAGACTACGCTTTGTTATCTCGTCTAGCATCGGAGGAGGAGGTGGAGCCACTGGTGGCCTAATACCTCTCGCCCTACGCTTTAGAGCTTCCGTTACGATGTCAGCCTTAACCGCCCTACCTGCCGCTTCTGGTATTCCAAGAAACGCCCCGGACATACCCGCTGCCGGTGGAGGTACAACCACAGGCCCCATGCGCTCGCCCAATCTTACAAGGTCGCCGAAGTCTGCTAGTTCCTCTTTAGTGAGGAGCTTTTCAACTACAGGCTGTTTTCGTCGCAAGATATTAGCGAGGTTCGCATAGCTATTGTTGGATTGATCTTTGAAAGCTTTTAATGCTGAAGCCTTTACAACCTGCATATCCTGTGGAGATAGGATATTTTGCAAAGCCTCTATTTTTCTAGTGTCATTTAGAACTAGCGCATCAAACACCTTTTCGGGTCCGATGTCTTTTTTACCTAGCTTGCCAGCTATGACCGACTTCTCACCAAAGAAATCTGTCATCCTTTTATTGTTGATCTGTACAGCTCCGGCTATAGCTTGCCCGTCGGCAACATCTCGTCTTACCGTTTCAATAAGAGCCTCTGACAAATCACCGTATAGCTTTCTCATCCTCCTAACATCGGGAGGGTTTACAATGAGAGGATTGTCTGACTTGAAAGCTGCCTCACCCACATCGCGTAGCACTTCCACCGTCTGAGCAAATGAGCCATCGGTTCTACGGATAGCCTCGACTGAGTTTAGTAGGCCCCGGCCTTGTGACCTGTTTAGCTCAGTGACTCCTCTTTCAATCCGGCCCTTTGCAAAGTCTTCTAGCTCTTTTAGAGCCGAATCAAGTTTAGCGCGAGGTGTTGGCCCCGGAATATCAGCCCGTCTGAAATCAGATATTTTCAAATCGGGAAAGTCTCTAACAACCGTATCGTAGGACTCATCAATACTATTAAATAGCTTTTCCGCTGCCCGGTCGTAGGCTTCTTTTAGATGATTGCCAGCCTCGACTTTTGTGAGGTTAGTTCCTCCGCCGATCTCTGTAATCTTTCTTTCTGCCGCGTCGTCGATCTGCCGTAAGGTGTCCTCGAATCTTTGAACGGCTACCTCGCCCGCTGGCCCAGCTCGTTTAGCCTCTGCAGCTCGGCCTAGAAATGATCTGCGCCCAAATTCCACCGACTCAGGAAGCTCGCCAGTGACTCCGGCCCTATCTGCTATTTGTTTCAGCTCGTCAAAATCAGGAGCTATCTTTGGATTCCATAACTTACCAATCGACTGGGTAACTTCCGCAATGGATCTTTGAGCCGCCCTAGGTACAGCAATTCTTGCTAACTTAGCCCCACCTTTAGCCCCTGCTTTAGCGGCTTTTCCCGCAAACTTGGCCATGGCTGTGCCGGGAATCACGTTAGTGGGATCTGCAGCCACATCAATAGCAAAGCCAACTATTTGATCGAGTGATAGCTCAATAGGCTCCTCATCTTTTTCGCGAGGTATGCCAAAACTACCAACCCAATCGGTTACATCAAACTTCGTCTTGGGGTCGACACCTGCCCGCCTAGCAATCTCGGCACCGCTTGGGGCTTTTGAGGGATCTTCGGCAAATTGTTTGAAAGCCTCCTGAAAAGACTCGCCTATAGTTGCGCCTTTTTGAAATGCGCCAATGCCAGCCCGTACCGGAGCCCCTGTAACAGAATCAATTGCGCTACCAATCTCTGCTACTGTCCTAAGAGCCCTATCGCCCATAGATTCTTGCGCCCGAGGTTGAGTACCTCTATTGGCTATACTCAGAAGCTCCTCATCGCTCATGCCCTCGAGACGTTTTTGGCGTGGCTGTCTAATAACTTGAGGTTTCGTCGCTGGCTGCCCGCCCGCAATCCTCTCTAGTTCCTCGTCGCTATATCGTGATAAATCAGCCATGTTATCTCCTAGGTATCATGAGGCCCGGGGCTTGTGTTCCTGGGGCTCGCAATCCTGCCGGTGGCATACCTGCCGACTGTTCTTGCATACGCCGCCTCTGCAATTCCGCTTGCGCCTCTTGCGCCGTTGGGCCAAAACCAATAGAAGTAAATCCGCCATTGTCATGTAGTAATTGTACTATTTCAGGGTCAAACCGGCCCTCTATAGTTTTTAATTCTTTCAATGACGCGGCCTTGTATTCTTTTAGAGCCGTAATCAATTGCTCCTCTGTATTGAGAAGCCCTTGACCAAATTCTGTTTGTAGCCTCAATAATTCCGGTTCGGTCACTGCCGCACCTGAACGGTCTTTTAAGGTACGGTTAAATATTGCAGCTATTCTAGATTGCGCGTCGGAGCCGAGGCCAAATCGACCAAGCCCGGGTATAGAAACCCCACCGATATCAACTCGCGCCGTCTCGCCGGTGTCTGACATAACGGCTTGATTAGTTCGAGGGTCATAGGTTTCAAGCTCAAAACCGATAGTTCTTTCTAGGGCATCAATCTGACCTAGCAAATCTTGTGGCACTTCCACCCTATCGCCTAGGGCTAATGCTTGCTTTCTCGACTCTTTCTCGACTTTTTCTTTCTGCAGGTTCTCTTTAACCTCTTTGTTAAATTGAGCCTGTTCTCGTCTAAAAGCCATAGTTTGCTCGGCCTGAGCCTTTTGTTGAGCCTGAGTTTTCTCAAACCTCTCCTGTTGAGCCGCTTGTGTGGCCTCAAACCTTTGTTGTACCCCGGCCTCTCTTTGCTCTTGTAAGGCTAAACGCCTATCCTCACGAGCGTCCTTTTGTCTTTGCAGCTCGGCCATTTTTTCTTTTTCGTCGTCAACAAATAAGCCGTGAGCTGACTCCGCAATTTGGAGCCCTTTTAGAATTAGATCCATGCGAGCCCCGAGCTTTTCCTCGAAAGTCTTCTCGACTTGTCGTCTCGGGTCATCTCCTCTTGATCGGAGTACCTGCGTGATTGCCATTATGCCATCCCTCGCTTTTGCCTCTCAAGCAATCGGGCCTGAGTTAGTTTAGGTAACACGAGCTGCCTTTCCTTTTCCGGTAGCCGTTCGGCTTCTTTTTCCGCAAGGCTAAGAGCTTCTAGTGGGTCGGTCTGCAATGCCTCAGCTCGCCTTTGCATAGCTCCACTCATCGGGACACGTTGCCGCTGTGAGTCATCCTCGCCCACTTTAACTTGCTTTTGTCTAACAGGGTCAACTAGCCCACCGGCTGCGCCACCCAATGCTCCACCGGCTGCAGCGCCTTTTATCGCGCCCAAAGGTCCACCGGCCATGCCGCCAGCAACTCCACCCGCAATCATGCCTGCGGCTTGTAAAAAGTTACCAAACCGCCCGCCCTTTTTTACTGTCTTATATTCTTGCTGCTGTTTTGGTCTTAATACGCCTTCAATCGCCATTTCTCACCTCATGTAAAGCGAATAGCTTGTTCTATAGTCAATTGCCCCCGATCAACCTGAGCCTTTAAGACTGGCGATAGCTCTTGATACCGAGGATCTCTTTGAGCTTGCTGCCTCACTAATGCAGCCCCACCGGGAGCCGTTTGTTGTGGAATTGTAAAGCCCTCACCAAACATCGCCGACGTATCCACGCCGCTATCTTGTAGCCACTTAACAAACCCACCCTTTGCTTCAAATGCCGAGAGGAGGCGGTTAAACATTACAGTTTCTTGGTTTAGCTCAAACTCTCGCGTATCAAGCCCAAACTGTTGCGAAAACTGATCTTTCTGTGCATCTAGTTTGGCTTGCTCAAAACTCATTTGCTCACCAAATTGAGACCTTTTCATTTCCCTGTCTTTTTCGGCTTGGTCGATTCTACCCGCCTCAACCTCACGCTGCAGCTCCCTATCGAGTTCAGCTAATTTCTCACGAGAGCCAATCTCCATGCCCGCGAGCCGCTCTTGTGTCTCCCGACCAAATACCGCCAAGTCTTTATTCGCTGCAATCTGAGTATCCAACTGTTGCTGGCTAAATTCTTGAGTACCTAGCCTCTCGCCCCTAGCAAACTCTTGAGCCCCGACTCTTTCGGAGGTTATAAACTCGCGTTGTTCTTGAATCTCGCGCCGCCTTCTAGCCTCAGCCCTTTCTGCAGCTCCGATAGCTTCCTCGCCGGCTGCGACTTGTTCACCTCTTTCTCGCTCTACAGTTTGCTCGGCTTTTAATAAAGTACCTCGGCCCGTACCTCCACCAAGTTGCGCCGCTCGCCGCTGCAAACTTTGCTTACGTTGTTCAGCCTCTCGGCCTGCAGATTTTCTTAATCGCTTTCGGGCTATATCAAATTCTGTCACGCCCTCTTCGTGTATAGCCATTAGGTAGTCCCTCGAATGTTGTAAATGAAGTTTAGCCCATGCACTTTAAACCGCTGGTTGTTCGTGTCTTTGTTCGTAAATTTAAATTGAATCCGACGCCCAGAAATCCCTCCTAGTGGAATCTCAAATTCGTCCTGTTCTCGGCCTCCACCCCAATTGCCCTGCCCCCAAATGAGAGTATTCCAAATGGAGCCGCCGGGGTTTAAGTCCACATCGTAGGCTAGGCCAGCACTTCCAGCCTCCGAGTCCACCCTCACCGCTACACTCATTTTGTAATCGGCTGGCTTGTCGACAAGTACACGCACTTTTCTAAAATCTTTTACTAGGTTCTCATGTCCCGGCAATCCTGCAAATTCTTTTGTCCAAAAGTAGGAATCAATCGCAGTAGAGCCCGCGCCGTCTGAGTATGAGCTAGTTTCAAGCTCGTATACAAACCCATCGGCTAGGGAGGAGCCACCATAGAGCTTGCCGTTGTACTCGGTCATCTGTGAAATGTTCAAACCGTCATAAAGTGACCAAGATTCTCTTTGATTCTTTGATAGTCGGCCCAAGCTAAAATCAAACACCAATATCCTGTTGTTTGTCGAATTGCCTGAGCCAGAAGTGTAGGCAATATAGCCCTTATTCTTGTGGACTATGGAGGAAATGTTACCAAGATAAGCCCGCTGCGCTAGTAATGCCGTTGGCTCTACTGGCTCACTCCTCAACTCGCTACCGATTGCCATGGTGTCCATAACAGTAGCGGCAGGGTCAATGCTCGAGCCCATGATAGCTGCATAACCTGCAAATTGAGTGTTCTGCATCGCGGCAAACATGAGCTTGTCGTTGAAAAGAAATGATCCATACGGGCTTTTGCTACCAAACCCCGAAGTGACTCGAATAAGCCTCCAATCACTTGCCGTAGTGGTAGGCATATAGATAACCCACACCGAGTTCTCGCAGAATACATAGACGTTATTTTGGTGGACATAGAGCCCCGTTACCAAATCCGCGCTTGCATCACCTACCCTAAAAAATGAGGTCGATTGAAACGTGTAAGGCTCGTTTAAGTCCGAATACCAAACGTAGTTCGGATTGCTCGCGTCATTGCACCAAATCCTGTTTTGATGATAGGCAATCACATCATAATTAGGAGGCTCGCCGTTATCTGTGGGAGCTGCCGTCGTAGCATCACTCTGATTCTTGCCGTCCTCATATGTGGTAGTTGTATTATCTGCAATCGTAGCGACTAGCTCGAAACTTCCACCGTCCTTTGACCTGTAGAGCTTTCTTTGGTTTACCCCGTGAGACTGTGGAGCCGTTGGGATAGCAGATAAATCCGCTGCAGTGTTAGCCCCTAGTGTCAGGGTAGCCGTAGCCGAGCCCACATCGCCCTCGACTGCCTGAGAGTTAACATAGGTTACTTTCCACTGATAATCACCCGCGTCTATACTGCCAGCACTTGCATCGGTCGCCACACTAACCGCGCCTGTTGCTGCAGGTACGCCATGCCGGGTAAAATCCGTTCCGTTATATTTGTACGGAGTAGCGTCCCCATTTCCGAAAAAGATATGATCTTCATACTGAGCCGCCGCAACACGAACACCCACCGTAAATACCGATTGCGCACTAGGTATGGTTACAAATGTGGAGGCTCCGTCGAGGGTATAAAACAAAGCTCCCGCCGCCACTATCATTGTCTCGGCATTGGTGCTAGTCCGTCTCGTGTAAATCCCATCGACCGCAAAGGAACCAACCGCAGTCGTGTTGAGCTGGCTAGAGCCGCCGCGAGTACCAACCGCGCCGTCCTCAAATACTACGTTTAGACAGTCGGGGCTTTCGTTGTCGTCGATGATGGATCTCTCAAACTTTGAGTTCAACCCACCGTCAAATAACTGCCGCCCTCGGTTCGGATAAATTACATCCCATACGCCCATTAAATCCCCCTCAATACTGCCGAGGGTAAAATGTCGCTGTTCTGTACAACTCTAAATTCCATGCCGCGCTGTTTACGTTTCTGGAATCTCCTCGCTTGCTCCACTGTCTTTTCCCACTGCGCCCCGTAGTATCTCGCACCTTCATAGTTTTTATTTTTGGCTGACATCTCGCGCCAAATGTAATTACAAAGATGGATATGCCACTCATCAGGTACATCTAAGACGCTAGTATTAGTCGGCACTCCCGATGGATGCACGTAGCCCCAAACTTTCAAAGTCTTTGCCGCGTCCGGGTAAGGTCGGAGGTCAATTGTTTGGTTGAAATCAACAAATCCCTCCGGCGTCCCTTGTGTTGTAATATCTTGATCGCCGCCAGTGAGTAGGTCATCTTCTCTTTGCGATAAATGCTTTAGGGGCTCGCCGTCGTAAGTAATCCGCTTGATAGCAAACATATTTGTAGGGTAGGCATAGCCTTGTGTCCCTGCCACGGTCGTGGTGGTAAACACTTTTTCGATAATAAAGCCCTCTTTAGCAAGCTCCATTGTCGCCTGATAAATCCATTCTAACATTTGTTGATCGGAGAAAAATGGGTCGCTACTACTAGCGTTATAGCCTCGCCTTGCGGCGTCGATGATCTCTTGTGGGGTCATAACTTAGCTCCAAGTTGTGCTGACGGTAACCTCCACCCAAGTCTCCCCGTCATCAGTTATGTTAGTCCACTCGGCAAAGTCTCTGTCTTCACCTTCGTCGGTATTGGATATAAACGTGTGATACCACCCGTTAGAATCCATTAGCCTCTCACTCGATGGGCCTGACAGGGTAGTCACCGAGGAGTCACTTATAAACTTAGAAACATTCTTATTTATCGCTGAATCCGACGCTTGGGAGTTTGTTATTAACTTCCGCACGTTGGTTATCATGTCAACCGTACCCTCGCCCCAAAGAAACTCGCCCCAATTATGGGCGTTCCAAAGAGACGAGCCACCACCGCCAAATAGCGTTGTGTCGGCACTTATTAACTTTTTAACATTCGTTATAATGTCGACGGTTCCCTCGCCCCAATTGAATGCGCCCCAATTCTCTGCGCCCCACTGAGACGAGCCACCTCCGCCGAATAGTGTGGTATCGTTGCTAATTGTGATCTGAAATGCAGTCACTAGCTCACCGTTAGCTGATAAACAACCTCTAACGTATCAGAGGCCCCCACATTAATTACGCTTTCCACATCCCTACTAATCAAAGTACCTGCAGTGTTCGAGCTGAGTAGCCCGTATTCCACTATTGCGCCTGCAGCCACCCCGGTGGAAAATGTAGCCGTTACTTGATAAATCTGGTTCGAAACATAACTGACCGTGCCAGTATGCCGAGCCACCTCCGTTCCTAGTGCCGTATCGCTTGCCGACTCCGCGCCCGTTCCCGTACCAACTGCGAGGTATTTCGCCGTATTGGTGGCACTTGTCGCTGCACTAGCAAGCAAACTAGCTAGAAACTCTTTTCCGTTGGTACAAACCACATTATCGGACCATGGGCGAGCTTCTTTCGTCCCACCGTCCGGCCCGTAGACTGTAATCTTATACCTACCTTTTAGCGCCGCTTGTCCCGTTGGCATCTTTGCCCCCGCCTTTTTTGTTAGCTATAAGTGTCCGCACTTCTTTGTCAGACAAGTTAAACGGAGCCGAGCCCATCGCACCACGAAGCTCCTCGTTTTCTTTCCTTACCGCGCCAATCTCGGCCCGCATCTCATCCATGAGGATCTTAACCTCACCCATCATTGCGCTATGCTCCTCGTTGGCTTTTCTTAGTGCGTTCTCGGCTTCTTTTTCCTCTCTCACTGCCATATGCGCGTATTCTTTGAGGGAGGCTTTTAGCTCCTCCTCGCTTGAGAATGTCGCGCCGTTGGCATGGTTAACGAGAGGGTTCGCTTTAGACGTTGGAGGATTTTCCACACGAATCATTTTAAACCCGCGCGGGTCATGGCCCTGACCATTAATCAGAGGAGGCTTAAATTGCCCCTGAAATTGCTTGGCGTCGTCGTAATCCATCTCAATAAACTCTTTGGAAGGAATATGGATTTCCTTACCTTTGAATTTTTCAACATGGGGATAAATGTTGTCATTCCAAACTTTAACCAGTGCCATAAATTCTCCTAATCTGAGCAAATAACTTCAAAAATAGCCGACGTTGCCGTCATAGCTGTTGATAATTCTATTTTAATATAACGTGTTGGTGGCTTAGCAAAGGGTACGATAGCCTGACAAGTCGCGCTATCAACAAACCAAGCCTCCGGTGTCGAATCTCCCACACTGTCACCCGCTGCAGTATAAATGCGGTCGAAATTTCCACCGCTAGTACCTGCGCCGTGAATATAAATATCCGTTCCCGATGTCATTGTAGGGATTCTAAGAGATAACAAGGCCCACGGCTTACCTAGATCAATCTCGCTAGATAATGTGGTTCCGCTATCTATTGCCATTGTTGCTACTGTGCCAGCATATCCATACTGAGTCATAATAGCCCCCTATCGTGTACCGTACACCGTTACGTAGAAATGGTCGCCCGATGCAAACCCTGAGAAACCAAGCGATCCTGCAGTAGCAGTACCCGCCGCACCTGAGTTAACGGCGATAGTGTGGCCATTGCTGGCCATTGAATCCTTGCCAACTGAGATATGGTCAATTTGCTTTAATCCAGTATCAACCGTCTGCGTAGCTGCGTCGGCTGTGATCTCAAGCAAAGCAACCGCTTTGTTGCCAAACACTGTTGGTGTCTTAGTTACTGTCCAAGCCATGATAGCCTCCTAAAATAGTATTTTCAGCTCGGAGGTTTTCGGATCCTCCGCCTGCTTTCTGATATGCTCACTCATCATTGACTGAGATAAAAAATCTTTGAAATCCATTTGCTCAATCGCTCTAATGTTGCCCTCGAGATACGCGCCCAGAATGCCGCCCTCTGTGCAATTAACCCACCGGCCCGGCACTTTCTCGGCAACGAAATTTTGCCAATTTCCAAAATTCGCGTAACTTTGCCAAGTCTTAGCCTTGTAACCGTATATGTCGGGTAGTTTTATCACATGTCCCATTTTAACATCATATTTTGAATCCCAAGCATGGAATTTTTCGTCTGTGCTAAATGAGAATGAAGCTCCGAGAAATACAATCGTGGCGCAACCTAGAAAGGCTTTAGCAAAGTAAACGCAAGCCCCTAGCACGTTGCCACCCGTAGATATATGAGTATTGAACACTTCTATCTCGTTTAAAGCGTCCATAACCTCTTGATCGGGTATTCCGCAATTGTAAAAATAAATCTTTCCTTGCCACTTTTCGAGTAGCTCGGGATGTGAACAGGCATAGGCGATTAAAGTCTTATCTTTCGTTAATTCCCAATAATCTTTGCTCGCATCTCCACCCTCGGAAACCTCCTCAATGGTCAGAGGCCCCGCGTCGAGGCTAACGTAATAATCGACGTTAACGCCCAAATCCTCGAGATAGTGGAAGTTGTGGAGGCATGAAATAATTGGCATACCTCGCACTTCTTTTAATAAGTGAGCATTTCTTTTTAAGTGAGGCCCTGAGCCCACTACAATTCCAGGCAAATGCAAATGCTTTTGAAATAACTTGCCTATGGAGTTATCGGCAAAATCTCCAAACTTAGCCCGGTTCATTTTATAGTTATGAATCCAATCATTTTTCCATGCGTTCACAGTCGTTTTGTCGTTTCGAGTCGACTGCGAATACATTTGCTCATGAGTAACCGGAGCCCTATCGATATACGGCTGATACTCACGAGGATACTGCAGCAATTCAAGGCCCGACTTGGTAGCCGCTGGCTTGGGAGCTGGGATACCCGTTACCTTTTCGATTTCTGCTAGTTTTTCTTTCTTATCTTTTTTCACTTTTACCGCTTCGCTCATTGTTCAACCTCAATAAATAAATAAGTAATAACGAAGGGAGGCCCGAAGGCCCCCCAAGAAACTTAGTACACGCTAATATAAGCCTGTCCTGAAGCTCCGGAGGCCATTGCCTCCATACTCTTGCCAATCACTGGACCAACCGCAGTTAGTGTAGTGTTTGAAGCAAGAGCAAATGTCCCAGAAAGAGCCAATCGAAGGGGCTCGCCAGCAACACAAGAATCGCTGATAGCCATTTCCACCGATGTAAACCCTTTTGTGACAAGCCAACCGTAACAGCTAGCCGAAATCACGGCATGTTTACACACACCAACCGCGAAATCTGTACCAGTAACGGCACTAACCGTAACCGAGTAACCTGTGACAGCCGAGCATACAGCCGCGTGACCAACAGGGATATCTGAGGCCCCCGTATTGTACACGTAAATGTAATCCTCATCCCCACGAGACATTCTAGTTCCGACCCGTACCGAATTTGTTGCAGTGACATTAGACACCGACTCAAACGCGATAGGCCCTACATCATTAACTAAACCTGCCATGATAACCCCCCTTTCTTATGCCGTTACTGCAGAAAGCTTGCCCTGCATCCGTGCGTTAGAGGTTCCAAGGTTTCCAGCCCAGTACACTTTTGCAACTTGTACGTTCTGATTAACGGGTTTTTGGAAAGGCTCCATTCTAAAATCCTCTTTAGGATGATAGTAGAGGTGCAAAAACTCCTCGTTAAGAAAGTACAAATGGTTTGCAGTAACTTTGCTGCCCGCGATTAATGGCGTGCCATTGAACATAAGTGACTGAAATCCACCCTTAGCTGTTTTGGCATCCATGAATCTTTGTTGTGGCTGCAACAATGCGTAGTAGCGATTGTAGTTAGCCCGAGTCGCCATGATGACAGTAGGAGACATTCCGTCGATAGTTTGAGCGTTGTATGTTGTTTGCATTGCATCCAAGCTCAAGGTCGTAGTGGAGCTATCTTCTTGCGCTTGCCACCAAGAGTAAGTCCCTTGTGCGATCCGACCAACTGTGTTGCCAGCGTCAACGATAAGAGCCAAACCACCGATGTCGGAAGCTGTGGTTCCGTCGCTGTAAAGTCCATCTTGCAAAGAGTCTTTAAGGCTCATTTCTGCAGCCCGTACCTTTTGCTGAACGAAATTTAAAATCTGGCTGTCGCCTGAGTTTTTAAGCTCATCGGCTCTAGTGACACTGATATTGGCGTAGTAAAACTTCCAGTCATAAATAGCTGCAGTAAACTGCGCGTTATCAGTAGTGTCTAAAGTATCCGATGGGTTGTAGCTACCCGCTGCAGTCGTTGAAGCATAGAGTAACGGCTGATTAATATCCTTTCCACCGTCTACACTCTGATACCAACCCCGGTCTTTTGCGCGTTGCAATAGAGGGTCTGAGTCGAAAATATTATCGACCATTTTTGGTATAAACTTAGAGTGAGTTACGGCAGAAAGCTGGTCGTATGGTAAAGCCATGCTTATCTCCCTTGATTAT